AAGGTCAGCGATTATGTACCGGGTGGGAATGAATTAACGGAGGTGCAGTTACTCCGTGTGATTAACACCGACTATTAAAAAACCCCAGCATCGATATGCCGGGGTAAACTGCTTAAAAACACACATGAATGAGAAAACTGCACGGTAAAGATATACAAAACAATCGACAATGAAAAAAGTAATCGCACTCGAAGTAACGGCGCAGACCGGGCAGGTTGAACAATCGGTGGGTAACATCCGAAAGGAGTTAAAAGGTGCGCAGCGTGAATTGATTGCGGCGCAGGCTACATTTGGTACGTATTCAAAAGAGGCATTATCAGCGGCCAAAAGAGTAGCGGAATTAAAAGACCAGATTGCAGACGCTAACGAAACGGCTGCCTTATTTGATCCGGGTAATAAATTCGCCGCTTTTTCAAACGCGCTTAGCGCAGTAGCCGGGGGATTTGCAGCCGTGCAAGGAGCGCAGGCGTTGCTTGGAAGCGAATCCGAGGACTTGGCTAAAACATTGGCAAAGGTGCAGGGTGCATTGGCATTGTCGCAGGGATTATCACAGATTAAGGACATGGGCAAAAACTTTGGCGAAGTTTCTGCTGTAATTAAAGGCCCGGTGATTAAAGCCTTCACCACTTTACGTGGTGCAATTATCGCCACGGGTATTGGTGCGCTTGCCATTGGTATCACTTTACTTATTGCCAATTTCGATAAGGTAAAGGATGCGGTGATGAAACTAATTCCGGGGCTTAGCACATTTACCAAAACAATCGGAAACATTATCACAGCCGTTACCGATTTCGTTGGCATTACAAGCGAAGCCGAACGGGGATTGGATAAATTAAGAAGTGCAAATGAAAGGTTTCAAGAAGATAGCGAAAATAGAATCAGGGTGTTGCAGGCTATGGGCGGGAAAGAGCGTGAAATTTATCAGGAGCGTGTGCAGCAAACAGAAGGGGAATTGAATGTATTACGAAATGCGTTAAAAGTCAAAGGCAAGTTATCGGATGAAGAATTAAAGCGATTTAGGGAGTTAAAGACTCAAATGCAAGTTTTGCAAATTGATGAAAATAAACGCAACGACGAAAATCAAAAAAAGGAAAAAGACAAAAAGGACGCTGAAGCTAAAGCGCAAAATGATAAGGCTACGGCAGACGCAAAAGCAGCCGCAGATAAGCGAGCCGCAGACGCAAAGCAAGCAGCGGATGAAGCAAAGCGAAAAAAAGACGAGGCCGAAAAACAACGTCAACAAGAATTAGAACAGCGTCAAAAGTTAGAGGAAGAATTGCGCCGTGAGCGAATGACCGAAGCGGATCGTGAGTTAGCAGACGTTCAAGCGCAATATAATCAGCGTGTAATGCTTGCGAAAGGTAACGCTGATTTGTTGGTACAAATTGAACGCAGCCGAGATGAACAGATACGAGCCATCCGGGATAAGTTTAATTTGGATGAGGATAATCGGGTTATAGTTGAAAAGAAAGTAGTAGGGCAACAAATTGATTTAATAAAAATCAGACAAGCCGCAGAAGTTGCAGATGCTGATCTACGGGCAAAATTAACGCAGAAATTCAAGGAGCAAAAAGAACAAGAGTTGCAAGCCGCGGCAACTATTGCGGGGAATTTAACACAAATATTCGGTCAACAGACCGCAGTCGGAAAGGGTTTCGCAATCGCAGAGGCAACGATTAACACCTACTTAGGCGCATCAAAAGCACTCACCGGAATACCTAAAGGAAACCCAGTCGGTGCGATACTTGCTATTACACAAGCGGCTGCAATTATCGCGGCAGGTATCCGAAATGTAAAAGCAATTGCATCTACTAAAGTTCCGAACGCACCCGGTGTTAATGCTGCATCGGGATCCCTTGCCAATATTTCCGTACCCGCACCCATCGCACCCCAAGCGCAAACAACGCAGTTAGATCAATCTTCAATCAACGCCGTGGGTAACGCAGCAGCAGGACGGGCGTTCGTACTGAACACGGATATTCAAAACAATCAGGAGCGCATCGCACGCCTTAACCGGGCGGCACGCATCAACTAAACGAACACAACCAACTTTGCCCGTATGTTATTACGTGGCATTACCTATCTATGAGTTACGTATCAATCCGGAGGCGCAAGATGGCGCTGAAGTCGATTATATTGCGTTGGTTGACGAGCCAGCCATACAGCGTGATTTTGTCGCATTCAACGCACAGCAGCCGTTAACGTTCGCTATTCAAGACGAAGAAAAACGCATTATATCCGGGCCAGCGATGGTACCGGATATGCTCATTTATCGCAACAGCGAAAGCATGGGTGAGCATTACGTGAAGTTTTCCCGGCAAACCATCCAAGATATTGCGGTTAAGTTTTTCCGTAAGAAATACACGTCCAACGTCAATCTTATGCACTCGGAGCAAATGCGCGTGGATGGCGTTACAATTTTCGAATCATTTATCACCGATACCGAACGCGGCATTGCACCCATGAAAGGGTTTGAAGATTTACCCGAAGGCACGTGGTTCGTTTCCATGTATGTGGATAATGACGCGGTGTGGGGTGAAGTTAAAGCCGGGACGTTCCGAGGTTTATCCGTGGAGGGTTTGTTCGATTACACCCGGCCAATGACGAAAGAAGAGCAACTACTTCAACAGATTGAAGCGTTGCTAAATGAACAGGTAACCGATTAAACGTATAAATAGCGTATGAAAGCAACAGAAATCATTGAAAAATTGCGCGTAGCGTTTGCCGAATTAACCGGCGCGCCAGCACCGCAGCCCGAGCCAGCACCAAAGCCGCAGGTATTTGGCTATAAATTAGCCGATGGCACCGAGATCGAAGTATCCGGTGAAGTAGCACCCGGCAGCGTTGTAACCATTCAAGGCGTGCCAGCCCCAGCCGGTGAGCACGTCCTCGAAGATGGTACAAAGATCGAGGTGGCCGAAGGCGGCGTAATTACCGAGGTCGAAGCACCCGAACCAGCCGCGCCTGCGGTTGACGAGGAGATGAAAAAGAAGATGGATGAGATGCAAGCAGCGCAAGCGGCATTCGCAAAACAAACATCACAGCGCATCGACCAACTGATTGCAACCAACGAAAAATACCGCGAAATGTTCGCGCAAATGTTGGAGCTGACCGAGGCATTGGCAAAGGCTCCAGTTGCACCGGCTGATCCTGCCGTTCAAAAGGATCAATTCGCAGCACAGCCTAAAGATTGGGCACATGCTGCCAACCAATTAGTAACCAAAAAAACAAAATAAACGATGGCACTATCATTTTCAGGCATCGGCGTTTATACCAAGCAGAATATAGCGCCATTGCTCACCGAGGCTGTGTTAAAAGCCAAAACGCAGGAGATTGTTAAAGCGGGTGGTATCTTACTCCCACAAACAAAATCAAGCGTTGCAATCCCGCAAATGACCACTAACGCGCTGTTCCAAACAGATGGCTGCGGATGGTCACCAAGTGGCACTACTACCTTCACGCAACGTACCGTTACTGTTGGTAAAATTCGTTTGGAAGAAGCAATTTGCCCGAAAGATTTCGAGCAATACTTCACCCAAGAGGCTTTGCGTGCAGGTTCAACCTACGAAGATTTTGGCAACGCTGATTTCGAGGCTGCATTCTTAGCCAAGAAAAACGCACAGATCGCCAAGAACCTGGAGATCGGAATTTGGCAAGGTGATAGCGCAAGCGGCAACACCAACCCGAACACTAACAAGTTTGATGGTTTGATGAAGTTGATTGACGCTGGTTCGCCTGTGTTGGCTAACGTTACCGGCTTTACCGGTGTGAGCGCAATCACCGCAATCAATCAGTCAAACATCGTAACAGCGTTACAAGCGGTTTACCGTGCAATCCCTGCCGAAATTATCGACAGCGAAGATTTGCATATTTTCTGCGGCAACGATGTATATCGTTTGGCGGTGATGGCATACCAAACGCTGAACCTGTTCCACCACAACGTAAACGGCGATGCTTCGCAGGAGTTCGTGATTCCGGGTACTAACGTGAAGTTGACTGCGGTTAACGGATTGAACGGTACAGGTGATTTGTACGCGCTTCGCTTGTCTAACATTGCCTTTGCCTTCGATTTGGAAGATGAAGAGCAAAACTACAAAATGTGGTACAGCGAGGATAACAACGAAGTTCGCTTCCGCGTAGCGTTCAAATTCGGTGTAAACGTTGCGTACACTTCAGAGTGTGTAGCGTTCAAGTCGACAATCTAATTTCTAAACCGGGCGGCTAACAACCGCCCACTTTTCATAACATTATGAGTTGTGCATTAACAACAGGTTACACGATTGATTGCCGCACGGCGGTAGGTGGTGTAGAGACTGTATGGGTAATTGCTAACGGCGATTTAGCAAGCGTTATCGACGCATCAGGCGTGGTAACGGCTATGACTAAAGCACCGGGCAAACGCTTTTACAAAATCGAAGTACCACGCGCTACGGCATCGACATCGAATGCAGGTACCGGATCGCAGGAAAATGGAACGTTCTTCTTCACGCACCAAGTGGTTTTCCCGTTGAACAAACGCGATGCAGCTACCCGGAATTTGGTTACTACGTTGGCTAAAAACCGCCTAACGATTGTTACCAAAGAAATGGATGGCACGTTCCGCATGTTCGGTAAAGAGTTCGGATTATTCTTGGATTCCACCGAGGCAGGAAGCGGCACAGCGGCGGGTGATCGTAACGGGTATAACCTGACCTTCACCAGCGTTGAAAAGGCTGATTTCTTGGAAGTTTCCGCAAGCGTAGCGGCTGCATTGGAAACACCCGGATCGTAATTGATTCCTACAAAATTAAAGGCCCCGACCGCTTCAAACGGCGGGGCTTTTTTGATACCATGATAAATTTAGTCAAAGGCCAAACGCAACGGATATTCTTTACGGCTACGGAATTGGCAACGATTCCAACACCGTATTTTTTATTCGTGGTAAAATGCCTATCTACGAATAAAGTCGTTAAATTCGTAGCGCAATCGGTTACTACAACCGACCGCAGCGATTCGTGCGACATTACCACCAACACGAATTTTGCTACTGCTAACGAAGGCTACCACGCCTACACCATCTATCAGAAATCTGCACCAAACGATTTAACGGAAAGCGGCGTGATTTTAGAACGCGGGTACATTAGGATTTATCCGGCATCAGCGTTTAATTACACCGAATACCAAAACCCTGACAATACCTACACCGCATGAGTACCGGGTACGATTACATAAGCAATACCATTAGCGTAAAATTTGCGCGTGCAGAACAACCGGAGTTCCGGGAGTTCAAAGGTTCCTCGAAGTACGTGGAGTTCGGGAAAAATAACGATTACCCGGAATATTTGATCGGGTTATTTAACGAGTCCTCCAAGCACGGCGCAATCGTTCGCGGGAAGGTACACTACATCGTTGGTGAAGGTTTTGAAAATTTACCTGTATCGGGTATTGATTGGAACGGACTTTTGAAAGATTCCGCCAACGCCGGGGAATTGTTTGGCGGGTATTATTTACAGATTACATGGAACGCATTGGGGCAAGTAGCTTCGGCCTACGCTATCCCTTATTCCAAGGTACGTGCGGCCAAGGACAAGGCTGCATACTTCGTTAAAAATGACTGGAAGGACATCAAAGAAAAACCACGGGTTTACAAAGCGTTTTCTTTGGCTGATAAAACAGGCACGTGTATTTTGCAGGTTTGCGATTACAACCCGGCTACCGAGGTGTACAGCCGTCCGCCGTATTTTCAGGCACTTAACTACATTGAAAGTGATGTGCAGGTTTCCCGGCATATCTTGGGAAATGCCAAGGATGGGTTTGTTGCGGGTACGTTAATCAATTTGAACAACGGCGATCCGGTTAGCGAAGAAAACAAAGGCGAAGTTGAACGTGCGTTAAAGAAGAAGTTTACAGGCAGCGAGGGTGATCGCTTGGCGATTATCTTTAACAAGTCAAAAGAGAACAGCGCGGAAATTATCCCACTTGGTCAAACGCAACTGACTAAGGAGGATTTTACCAACGTTAACGAACTGATTCAATCGGAAATTTTCGCAGGCCATCAAATTACATCGCCTGCGTTATTCGGCATTAAAACACCGGGGCAGTTGGGTGGACGTACTGAAATCCGGGATGCATACGAGATTTTCAATAATACCTACGTGCGTTCACGGCAGGCTAATTTGGAGCTTGTGTTCACGAAGTTGATGCAACTATCCGGGCTAAATGTAGAGGCAAAAATTAAGCCCGTGCAGCCGTTAGGTTTTGAGTTCAGCGAGGCGATTATGGCGGCGAATATGACGCAGGATGAAATACGTGAAAAAATGGGATTGCCGCCGTTACAACAGGTTCAGCCGGTGGCACCCGTTGAGGCTAACAGCGTACTAACATCACTTTCCGGGCGGCAGTTGCAAAACATTCAGCGCATTGTGCGAAAGTACAACAAGCAGGAACTGACCAAAGAACAGGCAACGGCACTACTGAAATCCGGCTACAATTTTACAGACGATGATATTAAGGCATGGCTTGGCGAAGATGACGATCCAACTACACCGGATGGCATGCAATTCCGTTGCGCGTGTTCTGCCCATGATTCAGACGATGACCGGATGGTAGAGGAATTTTCTGCGTGCGGTGAAGATCGCAGCCAGTTCGAGGTAGTTGATTCCATCCCGGTTCGTGAGGAATTTGCGGACGATTTGAGCACGTTACAATCGGATATCTTGGATTTAGTTTCCAAGGATAAACGTATCACGCCAGAGGTGATTGCCGACACGTTAAAGGCTGATATCCGGGACGTATCGCGCGTGATGAATTTGCTTGTTCGTAAGGGCTTAATGAAAACAACGCAAACGCAAATCGGTAGTGATACGATTATTGAGCGTGAATTGACTAAGCCTATGAGCGAGATACGTAAAGTTGGAAACGTTACCACTACGGAAATCCTTATCCGGTACAGCTATGAAGGGCCGGAGGATGACCGCAACAGGCCGTTTTGCGCAAAAATGCTCGACATTAGTAAACGTAAAATGTGGACACGTTCGGACATTGAAAAGATTAGCGAACGGTTAGGTTACAGCGTATGGGATCGCCG